ATGGTGTCGGTAGTTCAATTCTACCTTCCTCGGCCTTGGAACCGTAGCTCAGTGGTAGAGCACTCGGCTGATAACCGAGCGGTCACAAGTTCAAATCTTGTCGGTTCCACTTTGGCAGTGTAGTTCAGTGATAGAACAGGAGATTCATACCCTCCATGTCGGTAGTTTGATTCTACCCACTGCCTTGTGACGTTAGCCTAGAGGTAAGGCAGTGGTTTGTGGAACCACCTAGATGGGTTCGATTCCCATACGTCACCCCATTCTGAGGTCGCCAAGCGGTAAGGCAGCGGGTTTTGGTCCCGCCATTCGTGGGTTCGAATCCTACCCTCAGAATATGTCGGGTTGGTGCAATTGGTAGCATCTCGGTCTCCAAAACCGAAGATCAGAGTTCAAGTCTCTGACCCTTCGCCATGCTCTCTTAGCTCAGTGGATTAGAGCACTTGACTACGGATCAAGGTGTCGTAGGTTCGAATCCTACAGAGAGTGTTTGGTATCTAAAGTTACAAAAGATACCAAATATATAATATACGTTCATTCGCTATTTGCAAATAGCGAACGCAAGTAGGCCGACTCGGAACGGATTCGTTCATCCCATCAGGGACGCAAAAGCCGACTGAAGGAACGGGACTAACCATCTCATTTCTTTAGGAGTAAACCAATGGCAAAAGTAGTATATCGTGGTGTTGAGTATGATACCGAAAAGCGTATCGCATACCAACAGCAGATGATGCAACAACCTCAACAGTATAACGAAAACTATCGTGGCGTTCGTTATGTAAAGGAGGGTCACAAATGAACTGGTTGTATCTAATTCGCAAACAAATTCAAAAACAAAAGAGACTACAAGAAGCGCAATACTACATTGCAACTCTTGGGTAAAGCAAAGGGGGCATATGCCCCCTTTTTTATTATCTTCTTAACGTCTTTAAATAATCTAGCATTGCTTCCCTGATATACATTAACTCATGGTAGCACTTCTGATTGTGAGCACATTGCCTTAATTCACTGTCTGGCTTATGCACACTCTCGATGAATAGATCTAAACCTCTATTCCATTTGTCATTGTCTTCAGTCATGTTGTCTCCAGTCATCTGGTTTGTCTTGTTTAAACCAATCAACAATTTCATCTACGGTATTAAAACCGCTTACACCTTTTGATTCGTGTCCGATACCACCGATGTCAAGTTGATTTAAAAAATCATCTAAATCTCCCTCTTGCATATCTGGGTTAGATGCTTTTCTTCTTGCTTGTCTGAGTATGGTTGCGGCAGAGCGATTAGCGTTTGCCAACTTCTCTGCCCAAATCATATCTGAAAGCTCTACCGATTCTCCTTTTACAATCTTTTCACAAATAGCCTCCAGTCTGAGGCGATACTGGGTAGAGAGCATATTAATGTATAGCAGTAATAAGTCTATTTATTGTGGGTATGCATTGTGCAATCCCCAATAGATAAACAAACCTATAGATGTAAATAAAAGTAACGCACTAACAATAGTATTCGTCATCTATTTCATCCTCGTAGGTAGACGGCTCTTCGAATAACTCTTCCATTTTCTGCTGGAATACTCTTTCATACAACTCTTTAATCTGCTCTTCTGTTATCATCTTTGCTATGAATGATTGCTATACCAAATATTGGCACCATTATCAGTAATAAACTGAGAAAGCCCAGAAAATATATATTTTCAATTAGGGTTACTATTATATGTCTCATTGGGAATGTAACATTCTAGGGGTTTATCTACTTCATCGAAGTTTTGTTCTAGGTATTGACATAGGCGACTAACAATGCCCATGTATTCATCGTGCATCCACTCACTACCAGTATGATATGCATAACTTCTACATGCCACGATGATTCTATTGATATCTTTGCTTGATAGTTTATACATTAGTATTCCTCGAAATAGAATATGACATCACCATCTTTGCGATGATAATCTAAGTGACGTTTACCCCAAGGAATAACACGCCACTCAGTAGTGCCATCCCATTTTAACAGACAAATACGTATACGCCGCATTTCTTTAGATTATCTTCAGGCTATTTAGATGAGTGAATATACTTATCTAGATTTCCTGACAAAAGGGGGTTGACAGGAGGCGCTGGATGCTATATACTATGTAAAGATTTATGACTGAGTGTAACATGACTGTAACGACTAATGATCGTGGTCAACAAAACATGTGGGCAAAGGAGCCCCAAATGGTTTACCAAGAATACAATCGCAAGGGTCTAATGACACCTATGCAAACTACGGAGATGTATAATGGGCGCTGGGCAATGGTCGGTATTATTGCTGGTATTATTTCTTATGTCAGCACTGGCAAACTTTTCTTCGGCATCTTCTGATTGAGGGGTTGACAATGACAGAGATTTTGTTTACAATGACTTCTGTTGCCTTCTTCGTTCTGTTGGCAGCATCTGTTGAAAAACTTTGTGAGACTTATTAATGGCTACTTTTAACGTTACTCTCCAGACCCCCGATGGCACCGAAACTACTATCCAGTGTTCCGACGATCAATACATTCTTGAAGCAGCAGAAGAAGCAGGCGTTGACCTTCCTTCGTCATGTAAAGCAGGAGCTTGTTCTGCTTGTGCAGGGAAACTCCTCTCTGGTACCGTAGATAATGAGGAGCAATCTTTCCTCGATGATGATCAACTCGAAGATGGTTGGGTGCTCACCTGTGTGGCATATCCCACCAGCGACTGTGTGATCCTCACTGAACAGGAAGAGAATCTGTGAGTGCTAATATGCTAGGGCAATTCAACCTTGCCCTTCAAGAGTTGGTTGATAGTGGTGCCTGGGATCGAGATGTAGAACTAGAAGTCAAGATCGCTGGCACCCTCAAGAGTGACAAGTTTATCGTAATCAAACCTCTAAAAGAAAAGATGGTTTGTAATCCCAACCCCGAACTAAAACAAAAACATTTATATCAAGGAGAACAAAAATGAAATTCGGTTTTACCCCTGAGGCAGAAATCCTCAATGCACGTCTGGCAATGCTTGGTTTTGTCATTGCTGTTGGAACTTATCTAACCACTGGGCAAATTATTCCTGGGGTGCTCTGATACTTTAAAGGGGGTCTTTTGACCCCCTTTTTTATTCTGGTTTAGGTGGCCAGATAACATACTTAGGATCTTGTGTTGTTTGTGGCAGATCTCTTAGTGCTTGTCTATATGCTTTTTGTTCTTCTGTGATTGGATATTCCCAATCACATAATTTCATTGCCCACTTATCTGTTTCTTTCAACAGACGATCTCTAGTAATTCTAAGAGATTCCCATGTATGTGGTGTTTTTGGATATGGAAGAATAGTATTTCCTTCTCCAATCCATTCTAAGACTTCTTCGGAATCAACCGAAATAATTTCTGGATCATCGACACCAAGTTTTACTACAGTCTTTAATGTTTCTGAATTACTATATTGATACATTTTTATACTCCGAATCTACCTCTTTCGTTAGTCCATTCTGTGGATATTTCTGTGCCATTTAGAGGAACATTATGAATTCTAACTGGTCCCATTCTACCTATTAGATCTTCCAGTCTATCTGCTCTAGACATAATACCAAATCCAGCACTACTTGAAACAGTCAATCCATTTCCACTATCTGTTCCCCAGTTTGCTGTTCCAACTTCAGATCCATTTATATACCACCTAGCAATACCATCGACAACAGAATAAACAAAATGACATAAAGACCATGTATTATTTGACCAAGCATTAAAATCATAATTAGCACTTGCTCCAGCAATTGCTCCAGTTGAATTACTATGAAAATCTCCTGTTGGATCTACAATATGATTGAATTGATCTGGAAATCCTGTTCCATATCTTGATATCAATACTTGTCTACCAGCTCCATTTGATTGGAACCAACAAGTAAGTGTTATAGAAGCACAGGCATCAAGAGCGGAAGCAATATTTGTTCCTGCAACCGAAATTCTGCCAGCATTAGTTGTGGAATCTATATGCCCACCTTGTTCTGTTTGGTAAGTAAAACTACCACCAGCAACAGTAACCGTTGTGCCTGAAGGAGTATATGTAGTATTCAATCCTGCTGATAAACTAGTAGTATCTGCGATAGTTGCTCCATCGGAAATACTTAATCTTCCTGGATCCCAATCAAATATTAATCCTCTAGTAGTATATAAGGTAGTAGTAGAGTTTCCAACATCTGCCCAAGCGGTTCCTGTATATACTCTAAACTTTCCTGTGGATGTATTAAAAAATGGTTGCCCTGTTACTGGAGATGCGGGTTCTGTAGTTCCACTTTGTAACGGTCCTATAAATGGCATCAGACTACCTCCTGAAGAACAAACTTATACTTCTTACCGTTCCTTCTATTTATTAGGAACAGGTCTTCCTCACCCTCTTGAATTGTGTATTGACCCCAAGTTCCATCTACATCATTAGCACCACCTTCGTTGGAGAGTTGAAGGTCAGCAGAGTAGATGTTTGCCCAACGCTTATCAGATGCTCCAAGATTTCTTGTGGCGTCTGCTTCTGGTTCAAAGTTTCCCGTTACTTTAGCACCAGTTGAAGTGGTTTCGAACTTAAGTGCGTTATCATGGTAAAGATAGACTGCTCCATCTGCAAGAAACTGAGCAATAGTTTCTCCAGTATATTTTTGAATTTCTACCTGATTGGATCTTACATATAGAACACCAGTTCCAGCATCATCAATATAACTGTTAGTTCCATTATGGTAAATTTCTAAATCATTACCATCACCAAATTGTGCTTTATCATTATCACCAAGATTGATACCACCATTAGCAGTAATAGCACCAGTTACTGTGAGTGATGTGAGAGTGCCTACGCTAGTCAAGCTTGAAGCAGTAACACCAGCACCCAAACTCCATGATCCTGTTGTAGGACCAAGTGTAGTTGTTGTTCCATTAACAACAGTAACGTTACCAACTCTGTATTGCTTGCCAGATGCTAGGTCAAAATGTTCTGTCGATGTCCACGCATCAGTAGCATCAATCCATACGATAGATTTGTTGGTTGTTCCGAGTAAACGAATACCACCACCATCAGCTGATGTATCAGAAGGACCAACAACGTTGAATGTTGCCTGCCCGCTGCTACCACTTACGTTGTTATCCAATGTAATTGTCTCAGCAACACTATCGATGGATAGAATTTTTGTTCCAACAGGAACACTAATACCACCTGTTGAAATGCTAACAACCATTCCAGGAATGACGTTGGCAAAAGAAGATACTGTAGAAATAGTTGGAGAACCGTTAGTTACATTAGCAGTAAACGTTGTGTTCTCTACGTTACCAAGATCAATTAGTTTATCATCGACAGTTAATGTATTCGTGTTTATGGTTGTGGTTAATCCGTTTACAATTAAATTACCACTTAATGTTAGATCGCCACCAATACCAACATCATGTAAGAACTGAACATTAAATCCACTATCTCCACGGATCCATGTTCCAGTTCCAGAACCGATTACAAGCTGTCTATCTCCACCAGGAGTAGGTGGTCTGTATGTTGAGTTGGTATCGTTCTCATCATCTGCCGCACCAATCAATACGTTACCACTTCCAGTTGCACCAGCGCCAGCATAGTGACCGATACAAACGTTGTAACCTCCTCCAGTATTTCCATATAAAGTATTGGCACCAACCGCAACGTTCTTGCTTCCAGTGAGATCGCTATACATAGCATCTCTACCAACAGCAATATTGAACGTAGCAGTTCCAGCAGATCTCAGAGCATTATTTCCAATCGCTACGTTACCAGCACCAGAATTAAGTGTTAATCCAGCTTCATAACCAAGTGCTGTGTTCTGCGTTCCTGAGGTAATTGAATATAAAGCATTTTCTCCAACACGAGTGTTAGTTGCTAATTGATTTCCACCTCTGCCAACATCAACACCAAGAATACGAATGTCTGAGTTTACAAATGTTGCCGTTGAGTTAACAGTCAAAGTATCTCCAACAGCATCACCGAGGATTACTGATCCATCACACTGCAGTTTCATGGATCCAAAAATCCTTACTGTATTTGCTGGTGTGTTTGGTGTTGCGGGTCTTCCAGCACCGATGTGTAGGGTAGTAGCAGCACCAGCAAAGTTAACTAAAGTTGCTGTGCTATCAATAAGATCAAATGATGTGCTATTTGTAGTTAAACTTGTTTGAACCTGTGGGCTCAGGTTAAACATCAGACGACCACCAGTTCCAGTTTCATCAGAAATCTTACCAGCAAGTTGGTTTGATGTCGTTGATGCCAGAGCATCAATTCTATTGTTTGAATAGATTACAGTTCCACCAGCACCAAATGAAACTGTTGAATTATCTGTTCCCTGGAATGTTAATGTGTTGTTGCAAGTGAAAGTTTTGTTGTTAGCAATTGTAAGAGTTCCACTCACAACCTGAGAAATAGTAAGACCATTAATAGTTGTGGCAGTTGCAGCTCCCAGTGATGGAGTTGTTAATGTTGGTGATGTTAGAGTTTTGTTTGTGAGAGTTTGAGTTTCCCCTTCTGTTACTAATCTCTGTGATACAGATCCATCATAAACTCTCCAGTATCCACCATTTTCTGTCCACAATAGAGAACTGTATGATGTAACGAGACCTAAAGTATTAGTAGTTCTATTGACTTGAATGCCACCATCAGCACCACTAATACTTGCACCTCTACGCATCTCAATAATGTTATCTTCAATCACCAACGTCTGTGATTGAACTGTTGTGGTAGCACCAGTAACGATTAAGTCTCCACCAATAGTTACAGTTGAACCATCATCATTAATAATACTATTTGTAATCTGATTGTTGCCACTATCCCACTTAAGAACCTTTTGGTTTGTAAAGTTAGCAACGTTTTTAATAGAGAATTCTGTTCCACCAGGAGCGCCAACTGCAGCAGCTCCAGATATTGCTAAACCACCATTTGATAGTGGAGTGAATGTAGTATTATTATCAACAGAACTAATCGTAATTTCTGGTGCTCCAGTTACACCATTAGTTCCTTGTGAGATAGTTGTAGCACCACCTTGAACAAGAGTAATGTTTCCTGCAGTATATGTTCCTGAAGATGTTCCGCGCAGGAATGTTTCTGTGTTCGTGAAGGAAGAAGCAACGGTAATTGTGCTTCCAGATTGTGTTAATGTTACATTAGATCCTGGAGCAAAACTAATATCACCAGAAGTAAATGATCCACCGCCACCACCAGTTGCTCTAACTCTAGTGATAGTATCAAGAGAGTCAAACGTAAAGGTATTTCCAGACTGAGCAATAGTTAAGTTTGTGCTACCAGATGCGAGGGTTACATCACCACTTACAAGTGAACCGCTACCACTTACACTTTCGGTTATTCTTGTTACGGTATTTGTATCTTGACCAGTAATTGTAATTTCCTGACCAGATTGGGTGATTGATGTAAATGCACCAGGCTTAAGAACCACGTTACCAGTAACAAGAGTTCCACCTTCTGCAGATACTCTAGTAATTGTATCTCTATCTTCTGCCGATGCTGATAGAGTAATTTGATCGCCAGATCTTGCGATGTATAGATTTGCTACCTTATGGTTTGCTGGTAATGTTCCGCCATATGCAGCAACGGCAAGAGTAACATCATCATTAACACCAGCACCAAAGTTTCCACCAGATGTCAAGCGAATAATCTTTGCATTTGCTGCCCCATCAACAGCAGAAATACTGTAAGTAGTATTATCATTTGGAGTTGTTACACTTCCACCTAGAGCAATTGCTGTTCCATTAACAGTAATTGAATTATTTACTAGAGCTGCATTTGGAATACTAGTAAATGTATTAGTTGTGCCAGATAAGAAACTAGATTCAATAGTTTTGTTGGTGATTGTCTGAGTTGCTGTTAGATAAACATCTCCTGGATTATCCCATACAACTGTTGACCCAGTAGTTTTTAGATATTGTCCGCTAACTCCAGGAGAGTTAGCGGCAATCAATCCATTATCTGTTAGATCTAAGTTATCCCCTGAAGTTATTTCTTCGATCTTTTTTGTTGATGGATTAACTATTAACGGAAAGCGATTTGCCATTACACAACGCCGTGAAAATTTCTCTATTTATCTTATTTATATGGGGCTTGACAGACCTGGCGACCCGTGCTATGATAAATAAATGTTAAGGAATGGAAACATTTCTTCACAATACATACCCTCAACTACTCGGAGTATTTCAATGACTGCATCTATCGCACAACAACGCGGTGGTAGCACTTGGGAAAACTTCTGCGAGTGGGTTACCTCTACCAACAATCGTCTTTATGTTGGTTGGTTTGGAACTCTTATGATTCCTACCCTCCTTGCAGCAACCATTTGCTTCATCGTCGCTTTCGTAGCCGCACCCCCTGTCGATATCGACGGTATTCGTGAACCTGTTGCTGGTTCTTTAATGTATGGTAACAACATCATTTCTGGTGCTGTTGTTCCTTCTAGCAACGCTATCGGTCTTCACTTCTATCCCATCTGGGAAGCCGCTTCTCTCGATGAGTGGCTATATAATGGAGGACCATTCCAACTGGTCGTATTCCATTTCCTGATTGGTATCTATGCTTACATGGGACGCGAATGGGAACTTTCTTACCGACTCGGTATGCGCCCTTGGATTTGTGTTGCCTACTCTGCACCCGTTGCTGCTGCTAGCGCAGTTTTTCTGGTCTATCCCTTCGGTCAGGGCTCCTTCTCTGATGCGATGCCTCTGGGGATTTCGGGAACTTTCAACTACATGCTTGTTTTCCAGGCAGAACACAACATTCTCATGCATCCTTTCCACATGCTGGGAGTTGCTGGTGTCTTCGGTGGTT